TACAAGATAACAACGACAACATTTGGATGGTAGGTAGAATGGATGGCGCAGAAGTTACTGCCGCATCAACTGCAACTGGAGTTGCTAAAGGTGACTTGAATGGCTATACAATTACCTTTACTGCTGAAGAAGCTCACAAGGCTTATCGTCTTGAAAGTTTTAGTTCAGTACCTTTCGATAACTTCGGAAGTATCACCGTTGTAGCACCAACAATTTAATTTATATTTGTAGGTAAATGAATTACTTACAGACAAATACTGCCTCGCAAACCCTTCTTCTTTCATTAGAGGAAGGGGTTTTGCTTTTACCTTCGTTCACGGATTACTTACTTGTAATTCAAAACGAAATTACATTACAAATATTTGCGGTTATTCCAACGCTAATAAGCACCAATGAGAGAATCACTACTTTGTCAATTAGTACAAATGCAGATGATGCCGTTAATGGCAGTATTCTCATTACTGAAGGAGGTCGTTATAACTACGTTATATACGGTCAAAATTCAGCTGGCAACCTTGACCCTACTGATTCTGATGTGGTTGGAGAGATTAAGCGTGGCTATATTGAATTCAATACGTTGACGCAATACTTTGACCAACCAAACCTAACCATTCCAAACGATATAGAATACAATGGCTAATCTAATAGACGAAATAAAGCAAAGAGTTGGAGCAACTCAAATAGAGATGGCGAAATACGTCAAGATTGCGCCAATTGAAAGAGAAAACGTATCAAGGGGATGGGTGAATTTTGGGGAATCTAATATGTATGCCCAATACTTAATTGAGTTATATAATGAGAGTCCAGTTCACGGATCAATTGTAAATTCAATTAGCCAAATGATTGCAGGGCAAGGTGTAGTTGGTGGTAATTCCATCGCTAACCAATATTTGCAGTCAATTAAATTCGATTCAATTTTACCCAATATATCACGTGACCTTAAACTATTTGGAGGTTACTATTTGGAGGTCATTTGGTCAATGGATAGAACAACCATTGCACAAGTTAATCATTTACCTTATGAAAACTGCCGTTTGGGTTGTAGTGATGAACAAGATGATGTAACTGGAGTGTGGTATAGTCGTGATTGGAGTGATATGAGGAAAAAGAAAAACATTCCCCATTACATTCCAATGTTCAACGTGGATTACAAAGAGGAACTACCAAAACAAGTGATGTTTGTACACACTTTGAAGCTTGGAAGTGAGTATTATCCGAAGCCTGATTACGTTGGTAGCGTCAATTATATTGAACTTACAAGACAAATCGGAGAATACCACGTTAATAATATTCTAAACGGATTCTTTCCGTCATTAATTGCGTCTTTCAATAATGGAATTCCATCTTTGGAGGAGCAGCATTTAATTAAAAACCAATTGACTGCATCTATCCAAGGTGCTGACAATGCAGGAAAGGTGCTAACTTTCTTCAATGAGGAAAGAGATAGAGGAGTAGATTTTACCGCATTTCCTTTAACTGATGCAGATAAGCAATATCAATTCTTGAGTGAGGAGTGTACAAAGCAAATTATGATTGCTCACCGTGTGACATCACCTTTGTTATTTGGTGTTAGAGATGGTGGGGGATTGGGAAGTAATACTGATGAGTTAAAGACTGCACTTTTCATATTCCAAAAACAAGTCATTGAGCCATATCAAAGATTAATTGCTGATTCAGTTATGGAAATTTGCAAGGCATCAAATATCATTAGCAGTCCACAAGTTATTCCAAACGAAATTTTGCAACCTGAACCAACAGAGGTGCAGCAAAAAAAAAAAGTTAATTTAGAAGAAAGCTACCAGCCAACTGATGAGATGGCAGGAGAAGCTGAACTTGGGTTAAAGTGGAGAGATGAATATGGAAGGGGTGGTACTGAAGTAGGTGTAGCAAGAGCAAGAGATATTAGCAATAAGCGCAATTTATCTTTTGATACAGTTAAAAGAATGAATAGCTATTTCGCAAGACACGAAGTAGATAAGGAAGCAATAGGATGGAACGATGGAGAGGATGGATTTCCAAGTGCTGGAAGAGTAGCTTGGCAATTATGGGGAGGTGATGCAGGTAGAGATTGGGCAGCGAGAAGAGTTGAGCGTGAACAAATTGATTTAGATGCAATAGCTGAAGAACTTATCCAATTCGGTGAGGATCCTGATGAAGATTGGATTTTGATTGATGAGTACGATGTAGATTACGATGAGGATGACAGCGAAAATGAAGCTATCTCACACATCTTTGATGCAGTCGAAATTCATCAAGTGAGTACGGGAACGGCTAAGCCAAATGCGACAAGTGAGCAAGACCAAACTATTGACGAAAGAAAGTATTACACTCGCTATCGTTATAGCGGAAAGATAACCGATGTATCAAGACCATTTTGTACTAAAATGCTACAAGCTGACAAGCTATATCGCAAAGAAGATATCTTGGCAATGGGAAACAAAGCGGTTAATCCAGGATGGGGACCCAATGGAGCGGACACTTATAGCTGTTGGTTGTATAAAGGCGGTGGTAATTGTCACCACGTATGGAAGAAGCAATTGTACATAAGTGCAAAAGGTTTTGGATTGGATTTGAACAACCCAAATGTACGCACACAAGCTTGGGCAAAAGCTGAAAAGGCAGGGTATAAAGTCCGCAATAACTATTTAGTAGAACGCAGACCTATTGATATGCCTTATAACGGATTTTTACCAACTAATCCACGTTTCGGAAACAAATAAAAATTAAGAAAATGCCAATACCACAAGAGATACTTTTAATAAATGAGGACTACATCAAAAAATTCACTCCGTTAACTGATGCAGTTGATCCCAACCTTATCAGACCTGCTATTTATTTGGCGCAAGATAAATATTTGACCAACTTTTTGGGTACAAATTTGACCGTTAAATTGAAGGCTGATGTAAGTGGTGGCACGTTGACTGGTGACTATGAAACACTACTCAATGAATACGTGTTAAAGGTGGTATTGTGGTGGACAATGGTAGAACTTTACCCATCTCTTTTGTACAAGCACGACAATGGTAACTTGGTAAGCAGACAAAGTGAGGACACAACTCCAGTTACAAAGAGCGAGATGGAGTCATTGAAGGAGGCAGCAAGACAAAACGCACGTTGGTACACCAAAAGAATGGTTGATTATTTGTGTTTTAATTCATCTTTGTTTCCAGAATACACTAACAATACGGATAATAACATCTTCCCCGATCGTAACCCATACGGAAAGAGCAACTTTTTAATAACAAATTCCTATAAAGAATGGCGAACCAAGTGGTCAATAAGAGACTTTCTCCCTCCATCGTACTAAAGCGAAAAGAGTACGAAAAGTTATTGAAGCAATATCTCAAAAAGCAGGAGAAAAGATGAAAGTAAAGTTGTGGCTCTTAGGTATTGCAACTGTCTTTTTGCCAATCAAAGAACTGATGATAACCATTGGTTTTTTGGTGGCTATGGATATGGTGGTAGGTGTGTGGAAAGCTATTAAATTAGGGCAAAGAATTCGCTCTCGCAGAATGAGTGATACCATTACCAAATTGATGTTGTATCAAATAGCTATTGTGAGTGGATTCTTAATTGAAACTTACATAATAGAACAACTTATCCCCATTACAAAGTTGATAGCAACCGTGGTAGCCATCATTGAATTCAAATCAATTATTGAATCAATTGAGTCCGTAACTGGTAAGGATTTGTGGAGCAAGATTAAGACAATCATAGGTAGAAAGAGTGAAGATATAACAGATGCAATGACTGATGGAAAAGGTAAGTAAGTACGTATCATATAAAGAGGTAACTCATAGCAATCAAGCTACTGCGTTGAAGATTGGTAACATTCCAAATGCTGAACAATTGAGCAATCTCAAGTTAGTTTGCACCAACATTTTTGATAAGGTGCGTGAGCATTTCGGCAAGCCTATTGGTATTTCGTCAGGGTTCAGAAGTATTGAACTTAATACACGCATAGGCGGTTCAAAAAGTTCGCAACATATGCAAGGTAAAGCATTGGATATCGATGCGGATATTCACGGTGGTATAAATAACAAAGAGTTATTTGATTGGATAAAAAATAATTGTACATTTGACCAACTTATATGGGAGTTTGGAAGTGAGAACGCACCATCTTGGGTTCACGTAAGTTTCAATAAGGATGGAAATAGAGGTCAGATATTACGTGCGGTCAAGAGTGGTGGTAGAACAATATACCAACCATTCTAAAAATATATGGCAGCAGAAAGTCAAAAGACAAAAATCGCAAGAGAATTGCGTGAGCGTTTTCCTGATACACCAACTTTAACATTGGCAAAGAAGTTAAGCAAAGAACATTTTGAAACATTCTTAGGAGTTGAAGATGCACGCGATACATTGCGTAGAATTGAAGGGAAAAATGGTGCAAGGAATCGAAAGAATTTAACCAACAAATCATTGGTAAAAAATGAAGATAGACCACGTAACCCATTCAAGTTACCGAAGTCATATGCCAAAGGAAGAAAGCATATTGATATCAAGGGCAAAAAGATTTTAATC